AGTTTATAGAGATTATGTGTCATATGTACAACAAAAACAAGTAAAAATACCAAATCCAGACAATTTACCACCTAATGAGGCTAAATTAGTGCGAAAATGGCTCAGAGAACACATAGATTTAGAATATGTTATGGATATAGCTAATAAAACTGAGAAAATATCTGCTCCAGATACAAAACATGATGATTATTGTGATAGTTCAGTTATGGCTATACATGCTGCACTTTCTATGCTTCCATCGGAAGGAACCTTTGCTTCTGTTAGTATAGAGAATAAGAAAAGCTATAATACTAGGGCTACAAGTATATCTAGAGGAGGTATGGGTATGGTTAGGAGTAGAAAGCGTAAGAATACCTTTAATAAACGTGCTCTCAGAGGTATTTAGGGAAAACCTTTATATAGTAACACGCTATATATTATTGTGAATTGAATGGCTCTCCAAGATTATTGGCCTTTTAATAGGCGTACATTCGCTACCGTTGGTAGCAATCCAGCTTATAAAAAAGACGAACCTCGCAGTTACGGCGAAGGTGTTATTAGAAGAATACGTTTAACCGAAAAATACGGTAATTTTGATGCAAAGTTTGAAAAACATATAGGCGATGGTAAGACTTATATGGATGTGTATTTGAGTGACCCTTTAGTGAGAACTCTAATTGACCTTCCATGTCTTTATGCGAGCAAAGATGGGTGGGATATAGTTACTGATGATGAGATTTTAAGAGATTCAATAACTGAAATGTTTACAAATATAAATATAGACCAACTTATATACGGTTGGTTGCGTAATGCAAGAATATTTGGAACAAGTTATTTAGAATGGACTGGTGATAATTTAGTTTTACGTTCTTCACAAAACATGTATATACAGAGGGACGAAAATGGACAAATCAAATATTATTACCAAAGAATCGGTTCACCAGATGAAGATATACGATTCGAAGAAGACGAGATGGTACACTTACTTAACAACACATTCGATGATTACGCTTATGGTCTTTCTGACATCCATCCAATTCTTTATTTGGTTGACCTCAAAGATTATGCAGAACGGGACGTTGGAACTGCTCTCAATAAATACGCTGTTAGTAGGTTTGATATTAGCGCTGGACTCCCCGATATGCCTTATGGTCCTGATAAAATTAATGAAATTGTGGAAGCTTTTAATTCCTTGGAACCCGGCGAAGATATTATTCATGGTAATGATATTGAAGTCAAGGAGCTGCAAGGAACCCAAAGAGCATTTGAATATGGTAAATATATGGATGATATTACGAAAAAGATTCATATGGCACTTAAGGTACCCATAACAATGTGGGAAAAGCCAGAACAAGCAAGACCTATTTTCGAACCTTATGTTAGATACTTACAAGCGTCCGTGGAAGCTGCACTCAATTCGCAGTTACTTCCGCAACTTGGTGACGCAAAATTTAAGTTCCGCCAAATCAATGTCGATGACTCCTTCGTGAAGGCTAAGACAGATATGGTTTACCTCGCTGAGGGTGTGCTTTCACCTGAAGAGGTAAGAATGGAACGTGGCATGAATCCTGCAGGTGTTTCACCAATGCAGGACACTGCTGAGAACGTTAATGTTTCTGGTGGTAAAGACCAAGATAAGAAAGAAGAAAGTAAGAGAACCGAGAATCGAGGTAATCAACCAGCAGCAAATGCTTCAGGAGATAGAAAAAAGAATGAGTGAGTACGAAAAATGCGTTTTAGAGACAACTCAAAGCCTTAAAAAGAAAGGTATTGAGAATTATGAGGACATGGCAAGCAATATGTGTAAACTATGGGCTGATGATAATGGTGTAGAGCGAAATTTCGCTAGAGATGGAGTAAGTGGGGATAAAATAAGAAGTTTTGCCGTAGGAGTTGGAGAGCTTTCTATAGTAGAAGATTTTGTGGAATTCCCTGTTACAGCCATAACATCTGGTCTTCATGATGCAGACGGTGACCAAAAGGTTTATATAGAACCTTCTGTTATAACTAATAGTGTAGGAAACTTTAAGGAGTTACCTATATACTATACGCACCAGCGTACACCCGAAGATTTAATAGGTAAAGCTATTAATCCAGAGGTAATTGAAACGGACGATGGAAAGACAGCTATTAAAATGCTGGCTAAAATCGACAAGAATGCAAATGAAAGGGCACGACAAGTGCTTGATAAGGTTGAAGATGGCGATATTACGCATGTTAGTATTGACTGGTCCTCAAATGACGTTGATGTCATGGGAGAACCTTTCGCTACCGATATACGACCCGCTGAAATAAGTTTTATTGATAATGAAATTGCGACTCCTGTTTGTGAGTCTTGCACGATTGATGGGCCTTGCGAGGACCATGAAGGAAATGAAGAAAAACCTTGCTGCGATAGTGGCGGAGATGGAAAGAAATGTGAATGCGACGACTCAAAAGAGGACACAAATATGACTGAAAAAACAGTAAATAAGTCAGAAGCCGAGACTATTGTGGAGCGAGAGTTCGCCTCAGTGAAGAATGAACTTGCAGATATGAGAGTATCATACGAAGAAGTTAATTCTAAATACACTGATGCATTAGCAACAATCGCTAATTTTGAGAAAGATGTTGAAGTACGAGCAGTTGCAGAAGCAAAAGCACGTAAAGGAGCATTTATTTCAAAAATAGTAGCAAAAGAATTAGTTTTAAAATCATTAGATGATGAAACTAAAAAAGCTCGTGAAGAAGAACTATCAGCTTGGGAAGAAACCAAATTAGATGGTTTTGCATCAGCTATGGAAGCAATTCCAGAGCCAGAGGCATCAGAACGAACTTTCGGCAAGGGCAAAGCCCATGACGAAGAAGACAAGCCAGTAAAGGCTGAAGAAACAACCCGCTTATTCGCAATGAATGATAGCGGAAGAATTGCGCTTAATCAAGAAGCGCTAAGAGGAAACTAAATATGGCTAAAGAAGTAATAGTAAACGACGGTGGAGCCCCAGCGAGGATTCTACCATTTGTATCAGCAGCTACCGGTTCAGCAGGAGACCCAATTGTAATTGACACTGCTGGAAAGACAGCAGCTCTTACAGCAGCTTTTAAAGTAGCAGGATTTTTACTAACAGATGTAGACGCAGTTGGAGACATGGCAAGTGTTGTCATGGGCAGCGGTTGTATACTGAATGTTACATGTAAAGCAGACGTAACTGTGGGAGAAATTCTTTCAGCAGGTACAGCAAGGCTAGATGGAGTAGCTAATAACGCAACACAGGGCGGTTTGGACGATGGTGTCGAAATTGTAGGAATTGCATTAGAAGCAGGCGACACGGCAACAGATTTACCAATCAAGGTATTGGTATTATAAGGAGATAAAAAATGGTTTTTCAAGAAACAGGTGGACTATTAACATCCCAGAATAAGGGAGCATATGCAGCAGCAGGAACAGGAACCGCTGAGAAAGTACTTGTAGATTACAAGGACGCACTCATTGATTACAAAGCTACTGAATTGCCCGTTATTTCGATGTTCGCAGAGTCCATGACGACAGAAACAGGTGGGGACGTAGACATTTCCTTCGCATTACCATCCATGAAAATGGAAAGTATAGATGAAGGCACAACGCCTAAATACCAACACACCAAGATGCGCTCAGAGCGTGTAGGTGTTAGGGAATGGGGCATTGCAGTCGGAGTAACCCGTAGAATGATAGAAGATTCAAGATTCAACGAAGTTGAGCTTGCATTGAACGAAGCACGCAAAGCAGTAGACAGACATATTACTGACCACTTTATTAAGACGGTCTTTGGTGTAGCTGATACAACTTACGGAACTGTAGAATGTTCTGCAGCAGCTGGGGATTATAACACAGAAGTTGAAATTAAAAACTTCGCTAATAATCCTCATGGTGGATTCCTTGGTGCACCATCAGCAAGTACGGATGCAGTCCTTAACGCAGATGGAAGCCGTGTATATTCATACGCAGGAGCAACTACAGCAAATCTACTTCAAAGTCACTACATTACAGCAGCGACAGGTTCATTAGCATCTGGGCTTTCCCTTAACGATTTATTGTTAGCAATAGACCGTATAGGGCAGCACGGTTATAGTGCTGATACTATGTTGATTAGTCCCGGACACTTTAACGCACTATTGAAGCTTGCAGACTTTACCGCAGTATTTACTGCTGGTGTAGGTGCAACTACTGTTGGTTCAGGTGACCATGCTAAACAAGCAAATTTGAAAGGTACATTCTTAGAGAATACGAATCAAACTCGAGTCGTTGGAAACATTTATGGATTGAATATTATATCTAACCCATGGGTTCCAACAGACAAGATTATGATTACAGATGCCACAGTGAAACCTGTAGCATATGTTCAGAGACGTGGTCTAACGGTCGAAGAAGCTAACCCCGGATTTGGAATTGTTGGTTCATACCTATCCATGCGATACGGTTTGAAAATTATCAATCCACTTTCGTCTGTTATAATCGAAAATCAATAGACTTAACTAAATAGTTAAAATCATACGCAAGGTTATGGGGGAGAGCCTTAAGTTTCCCCCAAAAATATGTCGATTCATTCCCTAGGGATGCGACTTTAAAAAGTAAAGGATATAAAAATGGCACTAAAAGATACTCGCGGAGGACGCGAATACGATAAATTTCTAGCTGATAGTAGTGGCGACACTGCGCTCAGGACTACATCTACATCTTCAGTAACTGAAATCACTTTATCAGCTTCTGCTGATGTCACACCTGCAACTGGTGGAACATCATATTCTACCAATACTATACTTATAGGAAAGGGTTCAGGTGGCGGAAGTGGCGCAAATGTAGATGTTAGTGGTAAGAGTAGAATAGGTATTCAGATTTTTAATATAGGTGACGCTGTTGGAACCTTTAAAGTTTGGGGCAATCTAGTAACAGATGGAGCTGGACTTATTACTGGTGGAGATTATACACAAATAGGTGATGATATTTCAGTAACTAATGGTTCTAGCGCATATAGAGCTATATCTACCACACCAATTAAAAATATAGGTGTATCAGGAACCACTAGTGGAACTTGCACCGCAAATGTTTACGTAATGGCAGATTGAGGTAGCTGTGAATTTTGCTACCGTCAACTCAGCCATTCGCCCCACAGCTAGCGAAAGCTTTGAGGAGGCGGCATAATGGCTATTAATACATGGCAAGGAGACGATGGTTCTAATCCTACTCATTGGAGTGTTGCAGCTAATTGGTCGGATGGAGTCCCTACTGATGATGATGATGTTATAATTGACGATTGCCGTTCAATAGGTGATTGTGTTATTGATGGGAGTTCAGCTGTTTCATGCGGTTCTATTGAATTTAAAGCATACGCACATTTTGATATGAATGGGAACGGTCTTACTCTTAAAGCTAAAAATGGTAACAATCGAGTAATAGATAGTTCCAGTACAGGTTTAGCCCTTACATTAGATGCGACTATTAGTTTTATCCCCGATGCATCATCAGGGACTTTCAAATTATATACTGGAACTTATATTCCATTTAGTTCGGTAGTGTTTAACAAAGCAGGTTGCACATTTCAGCAATACGGTACATTACAAACCACTGGAAACCTTACAATAACAGCAGGAACATTGGATACATCAGCTAGTAATCATGCACTTACAGTAGCAGGAACAACACTAATAGATACAAACGGAACTCTTACTTGTAATGCTTCTACTTGTCAGTTTGGGGCTACATCCTATACAGCAGGGAGAGGTTTACATTGTGTAGGACTTGCGCCGGGTGCTACATTTAATGGTGGCGGAGGAACTCATACTTACAGCAGCATTCATCTTGATGCAGATTCTAATATTGATTTTACACCAACAACAGGTTCAGCTACTATCACTGCAGAGTCTCCCGAGAATAGAGTAATGTATATGGCTAATGGAACAGTTGTAGGTGGAGGCACTTATAATTTAATAATAGCTACAACAACAGATACGGCGGGTAATTTACTTTCAGATACTACATTTAATAATGTTACATTTACACCAAGTTCAGGAACCCCCACTCACCAACTTCACGGAGATGGTTTAAAATGCGTTAATTTAACAATTAATTCTGGTGCGACATTAGATACAACCAGTGGAACTAATGGACATATTGTAGCAACAGGAAGAATTAATATAGCAAGTGGAGGAATATTAACTTGTAATTCTTCGGCAGTATCATCGGCAGGAGGAGTTACAGTAACAGGAACCTTGAACGCACCTGACGCAAGTGGCTCTCTGACCATAAGTGGTGAATATTCAGATAGAGTTATAGATGTAACGGGAACTTACAATAACAATGATGGTATACTTACAATAACTTATCCGGGAACGTCACAGATAAGATGGACATCATCTTCAAATCTACACAGCGTTACAATAAACAATGCAGATGCAGATATCAGAATGTCTGGTCCTATGGATGTTGCCAGTAGCAAGGAATTTGAAGGAGACCTTTTAATAACAGCGGGGACATTTAATACGCTAGATGTAAGTGGTGCTTCGAGTCATAATTTTGCAGTATTAGGAACTATAACAGTAAACAGTTCTTCAAATACTGCAAATTTAAGTATTAATGATAATGCAGTTTCTTGTGCAAAACTTATTGTTGAGAGTGCTGATACTATAACGGCTGCACACAGTATTAATGCTCTTACAATAACTGGAACAGGAATTGGAGACAATAGAAGTTGCGATTTTTCTGGAGTTATTTCTGGAACATTAGATATAATATCAACGCACAGTGGAACAAGGGAAGATGATTTATCTGCTAATGGTGGCGGAACTGTAAATCATTTTACTGTAAATCACGCAGATGCAGTTGTAAGAATGAATGCTTCATATACACTTGGAAATCTTACAATAACGGCAGGTCAATTCACAACAGCAGACGCAGGTGGAAATTCTAAGGCACTTACAGTAACAGGAAAAACAACCATAACAGGAACATTAACTTGTAATGATTCTGATTGTTATTTTGGTGCTGGAGTAACATCAGATTATGGAATAGTGATGGTTGCAG